CGGCCGCAAGCATCGCCTGCGCCTTGGCGACCTCGTGCTGCGCGACGATGCGCGCCGCGACGGCCGCCTGCCGGTGCGCCAGCGCCGTCGCCTCGGTGGTCCTTGCGACCTGCTCCTGCGACAGCCCGAAGCTGCTGGCCGCCTGCGCCATGCGCCCGTACAGCGTGGCCACCGCCTCGTAGCCAGCGCCCGTGCGCGCGGCGACGTCGTAGGCCAGCGCCTGCGCCTGCGCGAACTCGCGCGCGCTTTGCGTGGCCAAACGCAGGCGTGCGTTGACCTGCTGCACCTGGTCGGCCAGGCCGGCCAGCGCCGAAACGCCGCCCGACAAGCCGGTGACGCCTTGCAGCGCCAGCCAGGCGTTGCGCATGATTTGCAGCTGGCGCGAGACCGACTCGAGGCCGGCGCGCATCTTGCCGATGGCCGGCGACGCGTTATCCTTGGCAGAGATGACGATGTCGATGCCGGCGGTTGCCATGTGGACCCTGCTGCGCCTGTTTCTGTTCTACGCGTTCGTCGCCGCGGGCGCAGTCGGTCTTGCCGTGCTGCTGCTCATCGGACACTGGATCGGGTACTGGCTGGTGGCGGTGTTCTTCATCGCCGCGGGCGCCGAGGCGTGGAAGCGCCGGCGCGAACTGATGGCGCTCATCCGCTGACCTCCTTCACCCACCGTTCCCAGTCGCGCTTGTCCGCCTGCGCCGCGCGGGCGGCCACGGCCGCATCCAGCAGGCGCTGACGGCGCATCGTCTGCGCCGCCGCGAGAAAGTCACGCGCGTCCGTCCATGCCATCTCCATCACGTCGCAGAATCCGAATCCGGCATCGACGAGGGCGGCGACCCACTCGTGCCACCAGAGGCGATGCGGGCCAGCCGCTCGGCCGCGGCCGTCACCTGCGGCAGCACGCGGCTGACGAAAAAATCCGCATTCACCTCCAGCACCCTGGCGGCGAGCTCCGCCAGCACGTCCGGCGTCTGATCCTCCAGCCAGGCGCGATCCACGCCAGCGCCGATGGCCGTGGCCTCGATCGCGGCGTCGGCATGGCGCATGAGCGCGGCGCCGATGTCGCCGGCGGCCAGATCGGCCGCGATCGGCTCGATGGCCTTCAGAAAGCGCGGCAGGTCGCGTACCTTGATGGGCTCGATGCAGATGCCGCGCGGGTCGAAGTGGCTCATGCGCGCGTGCTCACGCCGTAGCTTGGATCACCCGGCCGAACAGACCCAGCGGCCCCGTGTCGCTCTTGGTCACGTCCGCGAGCACGCGACCCGTCAGATCGAACCGCTGGACCTCATCCCCAATGAGCGAAAAGTCCTTGGACGGGTTGAGCACCACGCGATACAGATCGACGATCACGCGCTTGTTGGAATCGGCGGTGTTCAGGCCATCGAAGCGCAGCCACACCTCCGGCTGGCCGCTCTTGAACATGGCCAGCCGCTTGGCCGCGCCGTAGCTGTAGTCCGCCTTGAAGGGCTGGGTGAAGCCGGTCACGTTGAGCAGCTCGATGGCGCCCTGCTCGGTGTGCACCTTGTAGTGCGTGCCGGCCGTCAGCGTAGCCGGGGTGCCCGCAGAGTCTTTGACGACGACGGACGATACGAACTGGTTGGCCAGCAGGTAGACGCCGCCGGCAGAAGCGCCAGTCGGCAGGGCCTCGTTGGTGACGCTGCCCGAGGTCACGCTGCTGGTCTGGCCGTAGAGGGTCAGTTCGAGGTTGTCGATGCTGAAATCCTCCACCGAGCACGTGAACTCCCCGTCCTTGCCCTTGATGAGAGAAAGGTCGGTGAGCCGCTGGCCGGAGTAGCTCTCCTTGTGCTCGATGGTCTCGACGTTGAGCGAGACCTTCAGCTCGGGCACGTTGCCGAGCCACCGCATGGCCAGCGGGTTGCCGTTGCTGTCGCGCTGGCCGATGTAGACGCGGCCTTGGCCGGAAAAGTACGCCATGTTCAGTCTCCTTTACGGGCGGGTTTCCTGGGTTCGGGTTTGGGATCCGGCGCGGCCTTGGCCACGCCGTGCTCGATCAGCCAGCGGGCGGTGGCCTCGTCCACGTCGAGCATTTCGCCGGGCGCGTAATCCGTTCCGGCGTCGGTGTGGGGTTTGAGCAAGGTCACGATCACGATGCGGCTGCCTGGATGACTTCGCCGACCTCGAAGGCCAGCGGGTACAGCAGCAGGCCGTCCTGGTAGACGGGCGCGGGCGGGGTCACGGGTTGCATGGTCTGCACCCCGACGCGAGGCTGCCAGCCCATGAGGGCTTGCAGGCAGGCCTGCACCAGATCGGCGGCGTCCGCCCGCGCGGCCTCGCCATGCACCACATGGTGCACGTTGCGCACGACAACAAGCACCAGCCAGCGCGACGCGATGCGCGCCGTCTTGCCATGCGCTGTCACCTCCAGCACCCTGTGCCCGTCGCTGACGACGAAGGCAGCGGGGAGCTTCTTCCCGCCCACGTCCTCAACCCCGAGCGACACCGCGCCGTGGACACCGGCCAGTGCTGGCACGGTGTCGCTGAGGCGCTGGCGGATGAGTGGCTCCAGGTCCAGCATCACGATCCCCGATAGCCGGCGGTGGCGGTGCGGTCGCGCAGGGCGCCGGCGCGCTGCCTGCCGGCATCACGATCCCTGATAGCCGGCGGTGGCGGTGCGGTCCATCGTCCGGGCAGGTGCCGCATACGCCACGCCGTCGGCCGACGGCTGCTGGGCGGCGGGCAGGCCGAGCGAGACCTGGCCGTGCGCAATCGCCTCGAGCAGCCGCCGCGCGTCCTCGTAGCGGCGGCGCACCTCGTCACTGGCGCGGTCCTCCCAGAGGCGATAGCGCGCAATGTCGCAGGCCAGTCGCGCGATGACCGAAGGCACGGTGGGCAGCGGCAGCGCATAGCGCGTCCCGAGATACGTGTCGATCTCGGCGTCGGCGTCCGCCAGCGCCCGCGCCACGACCGTCGCGTCCGGCACGCCGGCGCCGGCGCGGTCGGTCAGCTGGGTGAGCTCCTCCGCCCCGAATCGGTCAGCAAGATCGGCCTGCGTGGCGTATGCCATCGGCGCCCCGCATCAGCGTTTGCGGCGCGCAGGCTGCGCGTCGGCAGCCGGATCGTCTTGCGTCTGCGCGGACGGCTCGGCGCACGCAGCCGCGATGAGCTGCGCGGCCTGCTCGCCGGGCATCTCGACGACGGCGCCGCTCGGCAGTCGCCGGCCGTCGTGCTCGACGTGCTCGACCAGGATCCGCACCAGCATCACGCCACCGCGTTGGTGATCAGGAAGCCGGCGTCGGCGCCGGCGATGACGGGCGCCACGTCATCGACGATCTGATAAACCCAGCTGCGCGATCCGCGGTCCTGATAGGGCTCCTCGACCACCGGCGAGTCGCTCAGCCGGTAGGTGTAGCCGTAGGACGGCTCTTCGGCGTCGGCCAGGCTGCCGGTGGTCGTGTAGGCGAGGATCGCGTCCTTGCCCCAGACGTCGTCCATGACGCCGGCGGCGGTCTGGTAGACGGCGTCGCCGACGACCACCCGCTCCAGCCCGAAAAGCTGCGCCAGCAGCTCCGGCGTGGCCACGTCGCGCGAGGTGTACTTGATCCGGTCGGTGATGGCCGCATGCGTGCGCAGGGCCGCGAAGACCTTGGCGCCCATCAGCATCGTGTTCGGGCGGACGCCGACCTGGGTGCGCACGGCCTCCTTGTAGGTCTCCACCGCAGCCAGCGGATTGGACGCGGGGTTGGACCACTGGCTGGTGCCCGACAGCGTCGCCTTGTTGCTGGCGCCGTAGTTGGCTGGATTGCGCGCCAGATCGGCCTGCGCCTTCTCCAGGCGCAGACCGATGATGTTCTGCCCGCGCCGCACCGCCTTCGCGCCCAGGTCCACGCCTGGCACGGCGGCGGCGTCTTCCATCAGCTCGTACGGCACGCCTTCTTCGATCGCGTGGTTGTCCAGCGCGTACGTCTTGCTGCTGTACGCCGTGGCAATGCGCACGACGTTGGCACCCGGCGCGCGGGCCGTGTTGTACAGGCGGAAGTGCTCGCGCCCGAACTCGATGATGCGGCCGCCGCGCTGGCCCACCGGCACGTAGGGGAACAGCGCGAGGCCGGCGAATGCCGGGTTGCGGTAGCCGCGCGCGACCTCGGTGAGCACCGGGTCGATGACGCGCGCCTGCCGGGTGGTCATTTGGGGCATCTTGGATCTCCCTTTGCGCTACGGTTATGCCGCGTTCGATACCAGCAGCACCTCGACCAGCTCGCCGGCGGCCGAGGCGTCGGTCAGGGCGATGCCCAGGCGCGCGCCGCTGGTGGCCCACGGCACGGCGCGGCCCTGGGCGTCGGACTTGACGGTGGCGCCGGCGTCGATCGCCGCGCCGGCCTCCACCGAGACGGTGCCGATGGCCAGCACGGGGACTTTGTCTGCGGCGGTGGCGGCGTTCAGCGCCACGCCGATGGCGTTGGCATCCGCGCCGGCCTGCGCGCCGGCCGCGGTGACGAAGCGGTTCGCGGCGATGGTGCCGGCTGCGGTCATGGTCAGCGTCAATACGCTGCGATATTGGCTCATGGCGGTCTCCTGGGTTCAGGCGGCGCGCTCGGCGGCGCGCGCGGCGGCGAGGATGTCGACTCCCGGGTGCTGCGCCTGCCAGGCGCGGGCGCGGCTCCACAGATCCAGCCCGCGCTCCGACAGGCGATAGCCGTGCGGCAGACGCGGCGGCGGCGGCGCGTCGGCGGCGGCCGGGCCGGCGCGTTCGGCCATCTCCACGCGCGCCGGCAGGCGCGCCAGGAAGCCGCGCAGGACGTCCAGCGCGGGTTGAGCGCCGCCCTCGGCCAACGTGACGGCCTCGGCCCGTGCCAGGCGCTCCATCACCGCCACGAGCGACGCGCATTCGGCCGGCAGCACACGGCCGGCGCGTACGTGGGCGTCGAGCTCGGCGGCATAGGCGGCGCGCGCCAGCTCGCGCTCGCGCGCGGCGATGGCGGCCTCGCGCTCGGCGAGCCGCCGCTCGCGTTCGGCGGCGGCCACGGAGGGGTCGGTCTCACTCATGCTTTGCTCCTTCGGGTTGCGGTGCTGCACGCGCTCGCGTGTCACGGTGACGATCTGGCCGTCGGCCACGGCGGCCAGTTGCACGGGCGCCAGGCCCTTGACGGCCGGCGCTGCCGCGCCCAGAAAGCCCAGATGCTTCAGCGCCCAGACGCCCGGCGTCGGATTGCCCGGCGCATCCGGCGTCCACAGGGCCACCGATACGGCCTGATAGCGGCGGCCGCGCACGAGGTCGGCCATCTCCGGCAGCAGCTCGACATCCAGCCACAGCCCGTCGGCCTGCGCAGACGCCCCAAGAACCCAGCCCCATGCCGGGTCGTCGGTCTGCGGGTGCCCAATCACCACCGGCGCCCGGTAGCGCGCCGGATCGTAGGCGCTGGCGGTCGCCGCGATGTCCTCCGGCGTGACGGTCAGGTCGACCGGGTCGGCCGGCCAGGTGCCCGGGGCCAGCGCGTGGATGCGCGCA